AATACAACTTTTACTGGGCCAGTACGCTCAGAAGGCGGCTTTCAAGTAGTATCAAAAAATGCAACTACTGGCGCTTACACAGACATTGCAACAATTGCATCCACTGGTATTATTACCGATAAATTTGTTAAGCACGTTGGCTTTGCCACAGGCGTAACAGTAAACTCAACTGCTGGTGACTCGCCAACTATTGGCGTATTTGCACAGCCAGCTAATACAGTTATTACTGACATTAAAATCTTTTGTGTAACTGCACCTGTAACGGGAAGTGGTGACATTGGTTATGAAGTAGGTACATCTTCTTCTGGTGCACAGATTGTGGCTACTCAGGCTGACGAAATCTTAGACGCTGGTACAACAGTTGTTATAGGTAATGTAACTTTGACTGAATTAGTTGTTCAGACTCAAGATGCCGCAACAGCACCAGCTTCTGTTCAGTATGCGTCAGCAGCTCGTAATATTTTCTGTAACATCACAAATACAGTTAATGCTACAACAGCAGGTTCGTTTACGTTCATCATCGAGTATGTTCAAATTGCATAAACAATTGGGAGGGAGCTTTGGCTCCCCTCTTTTCTTATAGGAGGCCGAAATGGCAGGATCAGACGTAACCCCAGTCCTCATAAGCGATGAGGTGGCTTTAGACGCAGACGGAATATCAGTTGCCGCTTCAGTGGGCAACAACGCAGCCTTGGTTATTGGCGGTGCTTTAGCAGACGGCGGAAGTGTGACTAACGCTTCTGGAAGACAAGTAACAATTTTATCAGCAGGAAATGATTCCTCAAAATCATTTAATGTAGTTGGTACGGATGTAAATGGTGCATCTCTTACAGAGAATGTCACGGGAGCTAACGCTGGAACAGCAACAAGCTCTGGTTATTTTAAGACTATTTTAAGCATTACCGCTGTTGGTAATCCTGCGGGAAACGTATCCGCTGGTATTAACAACAATGCGCTAGGTGTAATTTTTGCAGGGCGAACACGCCTTCAAGGGTTCTCCTTCGTTTCGGGCGGAACTGCTGGTAAAGCTAATCTTAGAAACGGTGGCGCCACGGGAACTGAATTTATACAGTTTCGATCTATTGGAACAGATAGCACTTCGGATGATCCGTTTATTCCAGATGAAGGCGTACTGTTTAAAGATGGTTGTTTTGTTACGTTTATTGTAGGTACTATTGATTTAATGATGTTCTACCACGCATAATTCTTAGGACGGCATACAATGGCTAAGATCGATAAGTCAAAGATGAAGTGCAACAAACCTAAACGTCAGATATCTGGCGGGAAGAAGTCTGTTGTAAAAGCCTGTGATAAAGGAAAAGAAAAGATTGTTCGTTTTGGGGATGCTAATATGACGATTAAAAAGTCTAATCCTAAGAGACGTAAATCTTTCCGTGCAAGACACGGCTGTGACAAAGGTACGTTAGATAAACTAAAGGCCAAATACTGGTCATGTAGGGCATGGTGATTAAAATGGATCAAAAAATTATTGGAAGTATTATTATTGCGGCAATAGTTGGATCTATTGGTTTTGTTGCCAAGGAATGGTCAAGTTGGACATCAAGAACACTTATTGATTTAAACACCAGAACCGCTGTTATGGAGACAGAGATCCATAATACTAACGATATGGTAGCTTTAAATAACGATATGTTAAAATACTTAGTTAGCAATTCACAAAAGGCTAAATACAATGATAAGTCGTGGTCAGATGTCGTTTCAAATCTCAAAATCACCAGAGAGGAGAAATAATGTCAAAACCAAAAGACGCTTGTTATCGAAAGGTCAAAGCCCGGTACAAGGTATGGCCAAGCGCATACGCAAGCGGAGCACTGTCCAAGTGCCGCAAGGTAGGAGCGGCAAACTGGGGAAACTCTACTAAGAAAGCAGCAACTGGTGGCTTGATTGCGTCGGTAGACAACCCTAAACGTCCTTCTAAAAACAGATATCGTGGCGGAGGAATAATAGCGTCTGGTTGTGGTAGTGTTGAAGAGGGACGACGGAAAATAACGAGGACTTTTTAATGGCTAAAAACTCTCTTAAAACATGGTTCGAGCAGAACGACGGAAAAGGCTGGATTGATTGTAAGACAGGCAAACCTTGTGGTCGTCAAAAGGGGGAGAAGCGTAAGGGGTATCCTGCATGTAGACCGACGATGGCGCAGTGTACATCTGCTGCCAAGAAGAAGAAGTCTTCTAAACGAATTAAATGGAAAGCTAGCCGTGGTGGACTAGCTAGAGTATTTTGATAACCAAAAGGAGATATGTAATGGGTATAGGCCGAGAGTTTGCAAAAAGACAAGCGCGATTAAAAAAAGAAAATGAAGACTTTACGAAAAATCTTTTGAAAAGACGGAAGTCTGATCTAGCACTAGACGAGGCGGAAAAAACGTACAATGAAGATAGAAGACAGGTAGATGCCAAGTATAAGGACCGTGGGGATTCTGGAGACGAGCAAGCAGAAAAAGAAAACAAGGTTCTAGAAGATAGGTTTGTAAAAGATATTAAATTAGTGAAGAACTACGGCAAAGACTCTATGAAGGCTAAAGGTTTTGCTACTAAACGCTACATGAATGGCGGCTGTGTAATGTCAGGGCGCGGCGTTAAAGAAACAAAGATTGGTTAATTAAATGGCAACATCAAACTCAAGAGACTTTGAACTCGACGTAGCTGAGATAATTGAAGAAGCATATGAACGGTGCGGTATGGAAGTTCGTACTGGTTACGACGCCAAGACCGCTCGTCGTTCTTTGAACTTGATGTTTGCAGAATGGGCTAATCGTGGTTTAAACCTTTGGACTGTGAAGAGCGCTACGATCACATTAACCCAAGGCCAAGCACAGGAAACTTTATTGCCTGACGTTGTAGACTTGTTGGATGTGGTTCTTCGTCGTGACGGTACAGATTATGAAGTAGAGCGCATTAGTCGTGGCGATTATGTCACACTTCCTAATAAAACCACTCAAGGTAGGACAAGTCAGTACTGGTTAGATCGTCAAATTGCCCCGGTTATTAATCTTTGGGCCGTTCCGGAGAACTCCACGGATCAGTTAGTGTACTATTATGTTCGTAGAATTGAAGACGCAGACACATTGGTCAATACTACAGACCTACCTTTTCGTTTCTTCCCTTGCATGGTTTCTGGTCTTGCTTACTATATAGCTATGAAACGTTCTCCAGAACGTTTAATGATGTTAAAATCTGTGTACGAAGAAGAGTTTCAACGTGCAGCGGATGAAGATGAAGGCCGCACAGCATTAAAACTACAGCCTAGCGGTAGGTATTTGAGGGTATAATGGCATACGCAAACAATAAAAAAGCTTGGGGAATATCAGATCGGTCTGGGCGCCGTTACCGTTTGCATCTAATGAAGACTGAATGGACAGGGGCTAAAGTTGGACCGGATGAATACGACCCGAAGCATCCACAATTATTTCCGCCAAAGGTTGGTCCCGACCCACAGGCTCTTAGAGATCCAAGACCCGAGCAAAACTTACCTTCTCAACGCAATATACAATATGGCTGGAGACCCGTTGGGTTTAACGGCGATGAAGAATTAACGCCTAATCCGTTACGCAGTAATGGATTTGTGGGCACTGTCACGGTGGTAACGACATGAGTTTTACATTTGATCAGTTAAAGCAAGCTATTCAAGACTATACCGAAAATACGGAGACAACGTTTGTAAACAACCTTCCTTTGTTTATACGTGCTTCAGAAGAACGCATTCTAAAAAACGTACAGCTTGATTTTTTTAGAAGAAATCAAACAGCAACTTTAACGCAAGGAAATTCTTTTTTAAATTGTCCAAGTGATTTTTTAGCTCCGTTTTCATTAAGCTATACGCTTAACAACGTTAAAGAGTTTTTAGATTTTAAAGATGTTTCTTTTGTACAAACGTACTCTCCTAACGCTACAACGCAAGGACTTCCAAAGTATTACGCGCAGTTTGACGTAACTAACTTTATAGTTGGTCCAACTCCCAACGCTAACCTCGCTGTAGAACTTCACTATCTATACCGTCCCAGTAGCTTAACAGCAGGCGCAGGAAGTGGAACTACTTGGATTAGTATTAATGGCGAACTAGCCCTATTGTATGGTGCTTTGGTAGAAGCCTATATATTTATGAAAGGCGAAGCCGATGTATTACAACAATATAACCAAAGGTTTGGCGAAGCTATGATTGGATTAAAAATGCTAGGTGAAGCTAAAGAAACCACTCAAGATTATCGGGTTGGTAAAGTTATGAGGCCGAAACAATAATGTTTAAACTAGATTTCAATATGCCCGATCAACCTGTAGTATCTGTTCATACTACTGAGAACCGTGGGTTCTCTCCTGAAGAAGTAGCAGAACGTTGCGTTACAAAACTTATCAGTGTTTCTGACAGTGCGCACCCCGCTATTCGAGATCAAGCACGAGCTTACAAAAAACACATGGAAAAAGTAGTTGCGTTTTATATGCGAGAATCTATTCGCAGTGATCGCACAACTGTGTATAATGCTTTAAAAGAAGCCGGTCATCCTGAACTGGCTGCCGCAATAAGGAGACTATGAAATGTCGATAACACAAGCAATGTGTACATCCTTCAAGCAAGAAATCTTGCAGGGGAAACACAATTTTACTAACGGTGGAAGTGCTTTTAAATTAGCTCTGTTTACAAGCAGCGCAACTTTAAATGCTACAACTACTGATTACTCCACTTCAAATGAAGTTTCGGGTACAGGATATACCGCTAAAGGAGGCGCGTTAACCAACGTAACTCCAACAACAAGTGGAACAACAGCATTCTGTGACTTTAGCGACTTAACGTTTGGGTCTTCTACAATCACAGCTAACGGTGCTATGATATTTAACACAACATCGGCTGGTGGTTCTAACACTACGGATGCATGTATAATTTTAGCGTTTGGCGCGGACAAGTCGTCTACCAATGGGGACTTTACTATTCAGTTTCCAACGGCAAATGCTTCTAACGCAATTATTCGTATCGCGTAAGGGGTAACTACAGATGACTTTAATTGCGGGTTGGGGTAGAGGTACATGGTCCGAAGGGGCTTGGAGTTCTGTTCTTCCTGTGACTGTCACTGGGTTAGCTGGAACGAGTGCCGTTGGTTCCGTTGCTATAAGCACCGATCAAGTTATTTCGGTAACGGGATTAGCTGGAACGAGTGCCGTCGGAACAATTGCTATAAGCACCGAACAAATTATCCCTGTAACAGGTTTGGTTGGATCAAGTGGTGTTGGTTCCGTTGCTATAAGCACAGATCAAGTCCTTTCGGTAACGGGATTAGCTGGAACGAGTGCCGTCGGAACAATTGCCGTAAGCACAGATCAAATCCTTTCGGTAACAGGGTTGGCAGCGAGTGGACAAACTGGTACTGTAGTTGTAATCGCGGATGCAAATGTATTACCCACAGGGTTGTCCGTAACAGGTAGCGTCGGAAATGTTTTTGTTTGGAGTCAAGTAATACCCAATCAAACGCCAGACTGGCAAGCAATATCACCGTCGCAATCTCCCGGATGGACAGACATAGCGGCATAGGAGAGTTTAATGGCAAGTACATATACCACAGCAAACGGGATTGAGCTCATAGCAACAGGTGAGCAATCTGGCGCATGGGGCGATACAACAAACCTAAATCTACAAATTATTGATCGAGTCCTTACGGGAGTCGGTAGTATTACATTGTCTGGTACAACACATACACTGACAACCACAGACGGTACTTTGTCCGACGGAATGTTTAAAGTTTTAGTTTTAGGTGGATCTCCATCTGGAACAAACACTATAACAATTGCACCAAACGACGCACAGAAACTTTACCATGTGTTAAACAGTACTGGGCAAAGTGTAATATTTACTCAAGGTTCAGGAGCCAACGTTACTGTTCTTAACGGTGACACAAAGATAATTTTTGCTAACGGCGCTGGCTCCGGTGCGGCCGTTACTGATTTCACAGCTAATTTGGCCATGTCTTCTACAAATATAACAGGCGGAATAATAAACGGCGCTGTTATTGGTGGAGCAAGTGCTGCGGCGGTTACCGCTACAGATATTGTTGCTGCATCTTTAGACATCTCAGGCAACATAGACGTAGATGGTGTAACTAACTTAGATGTCGTGGACATTGATGGTGCTGTTGATATGGCCTCTACACTTACAGTTGCAGGAGTTCTTACAGGTGCATCCCTAGACATCTCAGGTAACATAGACGTAGACGGTACTACCAACCTAGACGTAGTAGATATTGACGGTGCTGTTGATATGGCCTCTACACTTACAGTTGCAGGAGTTCTTACAGGTGCATCCTTAGATATCTCAGGTGACATAGACGTAGACGGCACAACTAACTTAGATGTCGTGGACATTGATGGCGCTGTTGATATGGCCTCTACACTTACAGTTGCTGGTGCTGTAGACTTTAATGGTAATCTCGACGTAGACGGCACAACTAACCTAGACGTGGTAGATATCGACGGTGCTGTTGATATGGCCTCTACACTTACAGTTGCAGGAGTTCTTACAGGTGCTTCCTTAGACATCTCAGGCAACATAGACATAGACGGTACTACTAACTTAGATGTTGTTGATATTGACGGTGCTGTTGATATGGCCTCTACTCTAGCAGTTGCTGGTGTAGTAACAGCCAACGCAGGTGTAGTAGTAGATACTATGACGTTAGACGCAGCGACACTTACAGCTACAGGTGATTTCACTATTGATGCAGCAGGAGAGATCATCCTTGATGCAGACAATCAAGGTTCTGGCAATGGTGTCATCTTAAAAGATGCCGGAACAGCCTACGGATCATTTTTTAGAAGTAGTAGCAATCTTCATATTAAGTCTGAAGCGTCAGACCAAGACATGATATTCATAGGCAATGATGGTGGTAATGAAATTACAGCCCTCACCCTTGATATGTCAGGGGCTGGTGCAGCTATTTTTAATTCTAGTATAACAGCTACACAAGTTGAAATCGGAAATGGTTCGGCTGGCGGCACAAGCGAAATACTATTTTCCGACAACGCCTCCGCTAGAGGTAAAATAAAATTTGACCACGGCTCCAGTCCAGAAGTTATGACACTGGAGACTACTGGTACAGTAGCACTAACTATTGATAATTCTCAAAAGGCTACCTTTGCAGCAGATGTAACCTTTGCAAC